GAAGTCAAACTTATTGCCAATGGGATGGCCACCGCCACCTTGGCGCGGCTCAAATTGATTTGCGTCGAAAGTTGCATTAAATGGAGGCATAGCTTAATTATCCTTCTCAGTTTAAGTTAAGTGGTAGGTTTACCCCATGCATCCATAGCAAGAGCGGGTTTAGTTTCTTCAGGCTCCTTGAAAGCCTTAAGGCGTTTGTTTAGATAGTTGATACGTTCGATAATTGCATCATAGTCATCATTAAGATGCAAGCCAGCGCCGTGACCGTTAATAAGCCTCTTAATTTCACTCTCAGTCAGATTGCAAGCTTTAGTTGCTTCATTAGCCATTATATATTTTCCTTTCTTAGACCATGCATTTAGAAACTATCGCATTGAAGTCAGGAGGCTCAAACTCGTTAAGCGTTCCAACTCTATTGCGCGCCATTACATCATAAGAGCCGATGCAACGAAACGCCAATTGTTCCCCGACATTAGGGATAGGCACCTTAGCAAGATGCAGGATGGCGTCAAACATAAATGGGACATCAACGTTTAATTGTTTGCCCGGAAAATATGGACGGCGCATTTGAATATTGTTGATGCTCAAAATCTCTTCTTTACATATTAAATATGTGTGCTTCTGACGTGTAAAGTACAGCGTTCTTAAATGGTTCATGGTCCTAGTTGCCATTTCGCCATATTGCTGTAGGCCATGTTTAATTGTTTTAGCAGCCTCCTGCAAATAGATATCAGCCATCTGGCTTGTGCTATCGACACCTAGCGTATCATAATTCTTAGTCTCAGTGCTGTTGAAGAACCATTTAAAAAATTCGTCAATGCGGGCTGCTGTATAAGCTTCGTATGTGGGGATATTGGACCCACGCATAGATAACAAGCCCGGTTCACAGGCCAATAACAAGGGGCGGGGAGCCGTGTTCAAGAGAGGGGTTTTGCCAGTACCAGCGCCACCATAGATTAAAGCTTTGCAGCCAAATTGCAACGCAAAGTCTCTTGCTGGCCTTAAGTCAGCGGCATTCATTTACTGCAACCTTCCTGCAATCATCAATCTTAATATCAACAAAGCCATTGGTGATAATTCGTTGAGCGCAAATTCCGTCCACATTGACCCATATTACCAAACCGTCATGGCGGACAACAATTTCAACACCATGCTCTGCAACAACGTCATTTGGATCAATCATTGCTCCACCTTAACAACCGTCTGCCCATGCAAAGTAACAGGATGAATGCAAATATACGGACTTCCACCAGTAATCAGCTTGGCTGCATTTTGCCTAGCAGCGGCTTCAGTCTCATAGGCATCTGAAAATTCCAGCTTTCCGCCATCGTGCTTTTTCATTACTATAAACACTTGCCTATGAGGAACTTCTTTAAATTCGCTCATTTCTTGGTCCAATACTTCTGTTCAAGATAATCTTTAACAGTTTTCCGCCTAGCGGCAATCAGCTCTGGAGTATTAATGTCAATTACCGGATCAATTGGACCGTCAGTCAAAATAAATGAGTTGGCTATCTGATTGTCGTAAAATTCATCGAACGTTGCGTACTGATTTTGATAGCCGTTGCTGACCAAAATACGCTCAACTAATTCTATAATGCCGTTGCTCATTTCTTAGCCTTTGGCTCAACAATATTTAAAGTAGGAGCGGCTTCTGAGATAGTCAGCATTTTGTTGATAATACCTAATGCATCTTCTGCAAACTTACTGCCCTTATCCTTATCTTCCTGCAACTGACGATATTCCGTGAGCAAGAAACTTGCGGTCCACTTTACTAGCCTGTCTGCGATAAATGCACCGCTGTTCCCGAGCTTGGAAACTTCATCAAGACAACTTTCAACAGTGTCATTGTCAGCAAGATTATAATTGTACTTGATCACGCTCTTTAGAGCATAGCCTCCACCAAGTTCTTTGGTATTGGTGCCCTCAGTCGGCTTGGGAAACTCGCGCTTCACAATATATTTGCGTAGCTCCATTTCTTCTTCGGTCGCTACAGCAATAGCTTTCTTCTTTGCTGCCCACAATACAAGCAAAGCATCCTCATTCATTGCATCCCATGGATTGATAGGAGCTTGAATGGAAGGGCTGGCTGCTGTGACAGCAGTAGGCCAAGCCGTAGTTGGAGCCTCCAGCTTGACCGCAAATTGATCAGGCCATTGAGTAGCAGCATTGGTCATTTCGTATTTCCTAAAAATAATAGGTAATAATTACGTGATGAAATTAGAAATAGTTTAATGCTTAGCCCATTCATTAGCTGTCTTGTGAGCATCAACGTTAGCCATCATCGCACTGGCAGGGCTAACGAAAGCGGTAGGCTTCAGGTTAGCATTTGCCTGAATGAGAAGTTCTTCAATCTGATCGCCATCAGACTTTTCCACAATAGTTTTTGTCGTTAGCATACGTCCAGAGCGATCAAACAGCAACGCTAACTTGATATCAATCATATCAAGAAAAGCATCATCTTCTTCAGTCCATTGGGCATTTCCAACGGTGCTATTGTGAGCTTGGATAAAGCTACGGCGCATTTCCGTGCGATGGTGCAGCCAATTGGCTTTATCGTCTGTGTCTAGAGCTTTAAGAACTTCGCGAATATCAGGCATCTACCTTACCTTCTTTTCTGTTTAAACTATTAGCTATCAAAATTCGTTTTGCCTCAGCGCAATACTCTCGCCATTCTTCATCAGTCCTAGGATAAAGTGGTTTATTTGCGCTATCAGGCATTATTTTTCCTTATCATTGATTAAGTTCAAAACACTTTCCCTAGAAGCAGCCAAGCTATTCATAATAATTTCCAGCTTGTCTAGCTTCTCTAATTCGTCTGCGGCTTGACTAAAAATTAAACTGTGATGATTGATTTTAGCCTGTTCGCTGTTGGCTATCGCTCTGAGCAACTTAGGTAAATCTTTATTTCTCATTTCAAATATTCCATTCATTAAGTTAGGCTGTATGCGCCAATTGTTCTAGCCTCAGCTTTAGCCTGCTGCTGGTGTTTAGACAGTACAACTGCCATCCAGACGGCTCATGTTAGCTCCTTTCGTTTAGCGTATGCATGTAGCCAGTAGTTGAAACATATACGGTGTATAGGTCTTGTCAAGCCGTCATTCCGTCATTGACAGAAGTCCCCCACAGCTTTAACCGTTATAGCCATTATGACAGACACAGAAACCATTAAAGCCCGCGTCAACATCAGTATTACTGGTGAAGATGCCATTAGAATTGAAAAAGTACGCGAAGGACTAGAGAAGCATTTGAAACAACGCCTCTCTATTGCACAGGTTACAAAGCGGCTCTATCGCGAAGCTGAGCTAGCATTAGAGACCAACAATAATAAATAATCCTATTTTTAAAACTTTTATAGAAATCATGGGGCAATGCACAGCAATATTCCGGCTGAGCTACGCGCACTTAAGCAATGGGTGTGCTGGCGTGAAGGTAAGATACCATATCAATTAAACGGACAATTAGCCAATGTAACGGAGTCTTCAACATGGAATACTTTTGAGGCTTGTTTAGCTGCGTTAGCCAATCCGGTAAATTTAGGCGTTGGCTTTGTGTTTACGGATGCTGATCCGTACAGCTTCATTGACTTGGATAATGCACATGGGGACGCGGCTATTCTGGCTACCCATCTGAATATTGCCAAGACGTTTGACAGCTATTCAGAAGTCAGCCCATCGGGCATGGGGCTTCACATAATCATTAAAGGCCGGGTAGCGGCAGGCCGTAGGCGTTCCAAGGTGGAAATCTATAGTTCCGCCCGATACGCCACTATGACCGGCAATGTGCATAATCCTAAACCAATTGCTGACTACCAAGACATGCTTACTCAATTGTGGGAACAGATGGGCAGTGGTCCTGTTGCTCAGTCATTGTACAAAGGTGATGATAAGGAAACGTATGATGATGCAACAATCATTAAAACGGCGACTGATGCAGTTAATGGCGACAAGTTCCTTAAGCTACATCAAGGCTTATGGCAAGATTTATACGGAAGTCAGTCAGAGGCAGACTTCGCTTACATCGACATGCTGGCTTTCTACACACAGAACAAACAGCAAATTATACGTTTGTTTAGATCGTGTCCCCTTGGGAGCAGAGATAAGGCTAAGCGGACTGATTACGTAGCTGGAATGATCAATAGGTCTTTTGACCGTATGTTGCCTAATCTAGATTTTGATGGTTTTAAAAATGCATTGGAGTTAAAGTTAGCAAATGGGGCTGTAGCTCAATCGATAGAGCAGGCAGTTGTACACCGCACAGACTATGTAGGTTCAAATCCTACCAGCCCCGCCGATTACGAACTGCCTCCGGGCTTGCTCGGTGAATTAACCTCCTTCATCTATGGAGCCGCGCCGCGTCCCGTTCCAGAGGTAGCCCTAGCGGCTGCTATTGGCCTCATGGCTGGTATAACAGGCCGTGCCTACAATATCTCAGGGACCGGCCTAAATCAATACGTGCTGCTCCTAGCAATGACAGGGGCAGGCAAGGAAGCCGCTGCATCTGGCATCAATAAGCTAATGAACACCATCAAGATGCAAGTGCCAACCTCCACAGGGTTTATCGGCCCATCAGAAATATCATCGGGCTCAGCGCTATTCAAATACTTAGGTAATACAAGCCAGTCCTTTATCAGCCTGTTAGGCGAGTTTGGTTTGCGCCTACAACAAATGAGCAGTCCAAATGCAAATGGATCGGAAGTATCTCTTAGAAGGATGTTCCTTGATCTATATAATAAGAGCGGATATTCTGAAATCTTACACGCATCAGTATACAGCGATAAGGCCAATAATACATCTGCCGTCCCAAGCCCTTCTTTTTCAATTTTGGGCGAAAGCACTCCAGAGCGTTTCTATGGCGCGTTGAATGAAGATATGATTAGCGAGGGTTTGTTACCTCGCTTCCTGCTGATTGAGTACAAAGGTGGTCGCTCTCCTAGCAATGAGCATCATACTTCAGTAATTCCGAGCTTCAGCTTGGTTGAAAGGTTAGCTGCTCTAGCCGCGCAATGTGAAACCATCAATCATTCAAATCCACGGCGCGTTATCAATGTGCAACAAAGTCCTGAAGCAGCCAAGATGTTGAAGGATTTTGACAAGTTTTCTGATAATAAAATCAACGGCACTAACAAAGATGTCATCAGACAACTTTGGAACAGAGCGCATGTTAAGTTGCTGAAACTATCAGCATTGATTGCCGTTGGGGAAAATATGCTGGAGCCAACCATTCAACCTAATTATGTAGTGTGGGCTGCTAACTTAGTTCAAGCTGATATCAAGGCTCTGACTGATAGATTTGAAGCTGGCGAGATTGGGGCCAATAGTTTTGAAGTTAAGCAAGCTGGTGAAATAGTGAGAATGATCAAAGATTATATTAAGCTGCCATATGACAAGATAGAAAAGTATTGTCAGTTTAAATCCCCACAAATGCACAATGATAGAGTTATTCCTTACGTCTACCTGAATAAACGTCTATCTCCTGTGTCTGCGTTTAAGAATGATCGGGCT